TGACTTGCATGACCGCTAATACCTTTCCAGTCATGACCAAGCAAGTGAATAGTTTGAGTATTTGCTTCTAATTCAGAAGCTCGATTTTGCAATACTGCAATCTTGTTGTCTTGGTCTCTGTTAGCGTCAGCATTAGCAATAATGCCGTTCTTTAAGTCTTGCGCATTTTGCTTTGTATCAAACTTGCTATATAAATCTTGATTAAGCTGTTCAAGACCGTGGTCAATGTTATCAATCCTTTGCCCTGTTGCGTTTGCATCTGCTGGCTTGCCTTGCTGTGATAACGTTCTATCAGTATCAATTAAAGGCTTCTTAAATAAGATCGCGTTGTCGTCATGGTCAAATAGTTGTTGCCCTTGACTATTACGCATAGGCAATTCGACATAACCAGCCGAAATAGTATCTTCAATTCTGGTCTGCCATGCGTCAAGCTCTGCACGCGTAACATAACTAATATCATTAACGGTCATAGAAATATTAGCCGCATTGCTGATAGTCATATCAAGCGCTGCAGAAATTACTTGTGTAGACAAACCGTCTGGACTACCAGCAGCTAGCACTTCACTTTCGTTAGTTGTTGGTGAGACAGCAATTAATTTTTCTGGTCCTTTTACTGTTTGACCATTGCCATTTTTAGTATCAATGCGCGCGTACCAGCCGATAGCTCTAAAAACGATGTCCTGCGCTTGGTTTTTGTTATCAAAGTTAGCAATTACTTCAAAATGATTGCCTGTAACTGGCGTAATTTGTAATCTTCCATCTTTCAGATCATCTGATAAATTGCTAAATCCTGCGATAATTTCGTTATCAAGCGGATTTCCGTTGCTATCGTTCATAGTTTGGCTTGTAAGAATAGCACGCGTGTAGACTAAAGTACCAACGCCGTTGCCAACTTGTAGGAAAGTCTGACGACCGCTATTTGTTAAAATACTTGATCGCAATTTATTTTTATATCCGTCTGCCATTTTTACTCCTTTCTTTTGCAAAATAAAAAAGCACTAAAAAGCGCTTGAATTAATTTATTGCCGTTGACCAAATCGAGCTTGTGATAAATCTTTGAGCCATTCCAACATAATAGTCCGGTGTAGTATTTGCCTTCCAGCCACTCCACCAAATTGTCGATTTAGCTTTCCAGATTGATGTATTGCTCATTCTGCCTACAATACCCGCAAGGGGCTTTTCTTCTGTTTTAGCTTTCCAACCCGTCCACCAGATCGCCTTGGAACGCATAGTAGTCTCCCAACTGCTTTGAGCGTTACCGCCAACGTAAAGCGGTAGATCAGTAGATACACGGAAAATAATACCGTCAATCCAATACCCAAGCGCCAGCATTTTTCGCAAATTGCTTAGCAAAAATCTTTGCATCTGTGGCGTTCCGATACTGTCAAAAGGTATTTGTATACCAATGTGACGAATACCGGTTTGCCAAATTTTGAAATGCTCATCGTTATCTAATGCGTTTGAGGAAATTTTATAAATTGACGGTATTGTACCTTGAGCACGTGATAACAGCTCCATCAAGTGAATTAGGAATTTATAATTTTCATCATCGTTATCTGGTCTGTACGTTTCAATATCTGACCCGAAAAGGTCAAGCGTTGTACCTTTTGCATCTTGTAAAGCGCGCCAGCGTTCGACCTTGTAGGCATTGCCACTAATGGCTTCAAGTGGTGCGTTGAATGCGTCTATCAGCTTATAGACATTACCCTGTGGTCTCTTATCCCAGTAGTCAGAAATCTCGGCTAAAAGCTGTTCTGTGGTCTCATAAGCCATTTGTATTCACCTCAATGTTGTCAGGATCACAAGAAACTGCCTCAAACGGTTGTGTAGTGATATCGTCATCGCCTAATTTATCTAGGCTGGTGCCAATCTGCACACGTGCTTCGCCAACACCATCAATTTGATAAACAGCTGGATAAATCTTAGTAAGATAAACCGTGTCTCCCATTAGCAAACCATTGATGTAGTCAGCTACGGTTTGCTTAATATCATCGACACCACTATCAGCGTTCCATTCATCCGTAGTACGTAAATCAACTTTGACGTAAATAGGCTTATCTTTGGCATAATCAAACTTAACTTTCTGCCAGTTGCCTGTTGCGTCCTTTGCCGGATATTCAATAGAACCGTCCATTGTGATACCTGCGGCTACTCGATCAACCAAGCATTGTGCAATATCTTCTTTCCGTCCGCCCAAAACAAAAACGTGAACTGAATATGGGGTGTTCCCATATTGGTCTACGTCTGCGTTAGGATTTTCAATGATATTGACTTGTCGGACGCCAGAGACATTTATCAAAGCGGATTTAATTCCAGCCGATGTAGGTCCTGGCTTTGCCACATTTTCCATAATTAAGCGTGCTCTGTATGTCGGATCGTCTTCATAATCTTGACCACCTGCCGCCTTTTCTGGATTTGTAACAGAGATAACATCCTCATTAGGGTTTGAAATAATCGTGATTGAATTGGCTGGGACGTTGGTATATTCACCAGTGTCAACCGATTGAACCACACCCACGCCAATGCACTTACCATCAGCGTCCTTAGAAGTGGTCATATCCTTAATTAGGTCAAACACGATACCGTCCTCGGTTTCAAACTGTTCGCCAGCTTCTAACAAGTATTCTTCATCTGTCTCTACTTGGATATTGGCAAAACTATGTTCATCAACCTTGCGAGGCAAGTCTAAGTTAGCGCCGATTCGGTCAAGTGAACTTTCAGTAGCAGTACTGATATATGCCGAATAATATGTTCGCTGTAATTCCTTAATTAACAAGGTTTCACGCCAAGCTATCAACCTGGCAATAATTCCAAAATTAGAATTGCTTGTCAGGACGATATCAGTGCCAAACCGTTGCATCAAGTCATCTTCTACGCTGTCCAGGATTTCTTCATATGTGGGAGCTAAGAACCCCCGCTTATGTAAGCCAAAACTAGCTATCGCCAAGTTCAAAACCTCCCTCTACGTTTTCCGGTTGACCATCGCCAACTTGAACAGTTGCGCTAAAAGTCACATATAAGCCTCTTCTAGGCATTTTCTTAAAAGTGATACTATTAACCGTTTTGACCTCTGGAACCTTCTCCGTGATGGTCGTAGACATGTCAGCGGACGCAAGTTGAGCATTGAAGTTCTTACCAATGAAGTTGCTATAATCTGCCCCTTGGTCGGGGTCAAGATTAGGCATTTCACCGTAGCGAATCAGCAGTGTAGCCCTTATTCTTTGGGCTATTTCGTCAATTCCTTCAACGATTGCTAAGTCGTGAGTAGTAGGGTCAATAACTAGATCACCGTACTCATTTACCAGTAAATCCTTAGCCATCTTTTGCGTCACCTCCGAGAACTCCAACAATAATCGCATCATTAGCATCATGAACCCTCGAACTATTCGGAGTGTAAGTGTTGACAGCTCTACCGCCTTCCCAGTTGTCATTGTCACGGTCTAATACAACCGCGACCACTGGGACGCCTTTTCTCATAAGCTTCTTTTTAGGCAGCTTATCAGCTAAATTAGAGCCTGTTTTAGCATCAACCTTTTCATATTCGGGTTTAAGCCGCTCAATGATTTCATCAATCATGTAGCAACTTTCAGCAACCGGAATATCTAAGTATTGTGCTGACGTTTCACCATCGCTTGAATTAGCAAGTGGCAGAATATCCGCTGTATGTTCGCCCTCGTTGTAATCAATTACTTTTGCAATAAAAGCGTTATCCATTCCAGCTAAGATACCCCACTGAAGTTTGCGTATTGCATTCATAGCTGCTTTGCGCTCTTCATTTTGTGATTGTGCCATATACTCACCTCCTTAAATCTTTCCAAGTGAACATTGCGTTTGTGCTTTATCCATGTCAAATGTATGTTGACCGGCTTTCACATAAAAATAGCCTTTCAAATACTTACTTTCCATGTGAATCCCCACATTAGTGGTTATATCTGGAACCAACGGAACCATGATTTCCCATGTACCTTTACCAGAGCTGTCATCACTACTTTCGTTGTAACTTGGTGGCTGTAATAAGTCTTGATCATCAATTTCATACCACGTTCTCTTTGTACTTTTCGGATTAATGATTTCAAGCTTTCCTTGAATGTAGGTCATCATTGAACCTGTTTTTTTAACCACCTGTTTAAGTAGCGTTAGCGGCTTGCCCTTTGCGGTAAATGCCTTTTTTAAAGTTGGATTCTTTGCTAAGTCAATCTTAGAAATTACGATTCCTGATTGACTTGCAATTCCTTTGATCAAAGTCTTATAGTCCGTGCCTTTGCGAAACGTCTTATTAACTTGAACTGCCTTTGTCGCACGAGTTTTAATCCGTTTCTTACGCCACTTACCTTTAATGGTTTCTTTATATGGCGTTCGATGGCGAACCGTGTACTTCTGTCCTTTTTTAGGTCCTCGTTTGTACTCTTTGGTCTCTGTGTAATGGTGGTATCTAGTAACCGTCTTATCAGGTTGCTTGATCCACTTCGTTACATATTTGTTGACCTTCTTTTCTTTCGTTACTTTAAGCTTACGAGCGGCGACATTACTGTAATTAGTGCCCTCGGTGAAAGTAATCGTGAAGGTGTCAGTCGTACCATCGTGGTTAGGAATACCGATTTTTTCGATAAATCCCTCGGCAAGAATCTTCTTATCAGGTCCCCAGTTAAACGCAACATAGCAATAGAATTTCTTATGATAGAAATTTGCATGTTCCTTGGTCATGTTGTACAAAGTGACCGTGTTTTGCTGTGGCGTAGATGAATCTGCAAAGTTAACTTCAAAGGTAAACGGGTAATTATGTTTATAATGCTCGTTGTTGTAAACGGTCTGGGTTTTGCCTTTATCGTTAGTGCAGACAAACCACATGTGTGGGTTGCTAGTAACTATCAATATGAGACCTCCTGATCCGTTAAATCGTCGCTATCTTCGTCAGGATCATAGCCCAGCGGCTTGATAGTTGGGTCTTCATCTTCTGAACCAAGTGGATCAATCACGTCAATGTAAATTTGAACATCATAGCCAAACTCAGCCTTGCCGGCATCTTTTGCGTTGCCAGTTTCGTCCATCACTCTCATATCAATTCGAGGTAAACGAGTATCAGGAATATCAATAGCGACTAGCTGATTAAGTATAAGCGGCTCCTGTTCTAGCAAGGCTTCGCCATTCTGATAAATGGTAATCGTGTACCAGTCGGCAACGGGGTTATAGTCAATTCTTAGCGTGTAAACCTCGCCAGCCAATTTGATGTCAAAAATGTCCGGCAAATCATCAATGTTTACTGGAATGTATTGACGCATTTTACCCCTCCTTACTTAACTCGCATCTTGCTTTTAGCCTTATGCTTCTTGTCGTTGACATAAATCAAGTTGCCGGCATAAATCCGGTTAGGATTCTTGATCTTGTTGACCTTTTGAAGCCAAGAAACCGACTTGCCATAGCGTTTGGACAATCCCCATAGGGTATCGCCCGGCTTGATGGTTATTGCGGTGTAGTTTTTATTTCTGTTGCCTGCCAACGTCTTAGAAGATTTAGACCGCTTAGCATTCTTCTTTTTACCGCTTGTCGTGATCTCAGCAGCTCGAACAAACGTGAAGGTTATTGAAACCTGCATCGTGTTTTTGAAGCCGGTAAATTGCCGGTCAAGCTGTGATATCAGCAAGTGTTTATAATAAATGTCACCACGGAATGTTAATTCTTCATGGTGACTGTGCCACGTCCTCAGCTGCACCCATTTGTCATGGGCTGTGCGTCCACCGTCAATGTCGTCAGAGATAAGACCGTCAATAGTGAACGTCTTAGAATTGAATCTTGCATAGTCTTTACGAGGCGCCCCCTGATCAACGGCATAAGAAGTAATGTTTGATGAATTACTTTCCGATTCCGTATTCGTGGGACTAAAAAAGACAATGTCGCTTTCTGTCCCGTTGAGTGTAGGGAAGATAGCCATATTGCCTTCATTCGTAAATTCTTTTTTATGTTGTTCAATTTTGCTGACCATCGCGGCTTGATCCGTGGTTTTAGTCTTATTAACACGTTTTTTCTTGGTCTTAGCTGGTTTAAGCTGATTCTTATACTTTTTGTATCGGTTCATATCCGCATGATATTTCTTCATGTATTCTTCAAACTTCTTAGTATATTTAGCTTTCAGCTTTGGATCTTTCGTGTTAAAAACTTTGGCTGAGTAGTCCATTGCCGTAGTATTGGCTTTCATTGCCGCACGGTGAGCTTTATCAGCCTTATCTTTGATTTCTTTTATTTTTCTTTCTGCTTTAATTTGTGCCTTAGTCTTTTTGCGCCCCTTACGGGGCTTAGACTTGTTTTTTGGCTTTTCTTTTTTAGCCAACTTAACAACTCCTTACTAATAAAGCGATGGATCCGTACCGAATTCATCGCCTATATTTACTAAAACCTTATTAATTTCACAGCGTACCAGTTCCGCAATCCGCTTAGCTTCTTCTTTGGTTCCATAGATGGGACCCTTGAAATTGATGTTAATGACCGGAGCAGAACTATTTGACCGTGTAGGTCTGTTAATCTTTGGGAAT